ATGTATTATATTCTGATGGTACAAACATTGTAAAATTATCTGAACAAAGAAACTGGAGAGCGATTACAGCAGCAGAAACAGTTCAAGCTGGTGCTCAACTTTTAGTAAACACGAATGGTGGAGCTGTAACGGTTACGCTACCAGCATCGCCAAGCACGGGAGATGAAGTATCATTCATAGACCAAGGATATGATTTTAACACAAACGCTCTAACTGTAGGCAGAAACAGTTCTAACATAGCTAATGCAGCAGCCGATCTTGTTGTTAACACACAAGGCGCTGGTTTTAGTTTAGTTTATTCTGGAGACGCTACAACAGGTTGGACTTATAGGGAGAAATAAGATATGGCAGCTAGAGGAAATTGGACAATAATATTTGATGACAAAAAAATAATCAAAAATTATGCAGAAGGTGCTAGTGAAGGCGTTGGATACGACATTGATGATGATGCTTTTTGGGCAGATAGCAAATGGTCAAACATTTGGGCTGTACAATATGGAACTTCAGTTACTTCTGATGAAGTAGAACATAGAGATACCACACCTCACTGTAGCTGGGAAGACGCAAATTTAGGAGACATAAGTCAATTTAGCAGTAGATGGGATTCAGCACACTTAGCTCAATTACAAAGTGATTGGGATGAAGATACTTTGGAAGTTGAAGACCCTGAAGGTTCAGAGACATATAGAGATGAAACTTCTGACGAGAAAACTGCTAGATTAGGTGCAAGGCCTACGTCTTATTCTTCTTAGGAGGATAAATGGCAAACTACGAAGCAACTAGATACGATTATGATGGTGCTAATCTTACAGGCATCGAAGGTATTCCAACTGCTACAATCATACCTTGGTCTGACACTTCTATACCATCCGGATATTTAGAATGTAATGGGTCTGCAGTTTCAAGATCTACTTACGCTGCATTGTTTGCAATCGTAGGTACAACTTACGGCTCTGGAAATGGTTCAACAACTTTTAACGTACCTGATTTTCAAGATAACGTTCCTGTAGGAAAATCTGGAACTAAAGCGGTAGGATCTTCAGGTGGAGCAAATACTGTGTCTAAAACTGGAAACGTTGGCGGCTCAACTGCTAATGCTAGTTTATCAACAGCACAACTTGCTAGTCACTCTCATAGTTCAGCATCTTTCCCTAATGGAAATATGGTTCAGACAGCTAGTATTTATACTCCTTTTGCAGCTACCTCAGGTAGCACTGGAAGTGGTCAAGGACATTCTCATAACATGAGTGCTAACTTTACAGGTGATGCAACTTCTGTTATTCAACCTTATTTAACAATAACTTATATAATAAAAACTTAATATGGCAAACTACGAAGCAACTAAATATAATTTTGACGGAGCTAACCTTACAGACATTGAAGGTATTCCAACAGCAACTATTATTCCATGGTCAGATTCTTCTGCTCCATCTGGTTTTTTAGAATGTAATGGCGCTGCAGTTTCAAGATCTACTTACGCTGCATTATTTGCAGTTATAGGTACAACTTACGGAGCGGGTAATGGTTCTACAACTTTTGCAGTACCTGACCTACAAGATAATGTAGCCGTTAGTAAATCAGGTACAAAAAATTTAGCTTCAACTGGTGGAGCAAACACTGTAGCAGCTACTGGAAATATCGCTGGCTCAACCGCTAATGCTAGTTTAACTACAGCACAACTTGCATCTCACTCACATAGTGGTAGTTGTAATTTTACCCCCTGCCAAGAAGGGACTCAAGCAAGAGGAGTTTCAAATAACACAGGTAATTCTGGCAGTGGTTCAGCGCATTCTCATAATATGAGTGCTAACTTTACAGGTGATGCGACTTCTGTTGTACAACCTTATTTAACAGTTTTATATATAATTAAAACATAGGAAAAACATGGCAAACTATGAAGCAACAAAATATGATTTTACTGGAGGAAACCTTACAGGTATTGAAGGTATTCCAACAGCAACTATTATACCATGGTCTGATTCTTCTGTACCATCTGGTTTCTTAGAATGTAATGGAGCGGCAGTTTCAAGGTCTACTTATTCTGCATTATTTGCAATTGTAGGAACAACTTACGGAGCTGGAAATGGCTCAACAACTTTTAATGTGCCTAATTTACAAGATAACGTAACTGTTGGAAAATCTGGAACTAAAGCTGTGGCATCAACTGGTGGAGCAAACACGGTGACAAGCACTGGAAATGTTGGTGGCTCAACCGCTAACGCAAGTTTATCAACAGCACAACTTGCATCTCACTCACATAGCTCAGCTACTACTCCAAGTGGTCCAAGTCCACATAATAGACGAGCTACCTACAACCCATATAGACAAGGAAGTCCCTATAAGCCTAACACGGGGAATGCTGGAAGTGGTCAAGGACATTCTCATAACATGAGTGCTAACTTTACAGGTGATGCAACTTCTGTTATCCAACCTTATCTAACAATCGTTTATATAATTAAAACTTAATTTTTAATAAAAATCTGTATAGTTTTTCTAGGAATCAACGGATTTAATACATGACTCACTTTATGTTCTAAAGGTGCTTTTACTATAACTAAAGAGTTACCAACTATAGGTATAAATCCATTTGAGTTTTCACTTCTAAAAAGAAATTCACCTCCAAAAAAAGGATTCCATCTACGATTTATATAATAAGTAATTCCATATTTATAATCGCCATCATCATGCCAATTTATACCACATCCATCATTCATTGAATGAATCATAGGGTTAAAATTTTTAACTTTAATTCTATGAAAAAAGTTATTTTCTAAAAGTATTTTAATTTTTTTTAAAGGCCAATAATTTGTTTTTAAATCTGCTCTTTCTACAAAATTTTTATGTCCGTGTTTTAAGTCTTTTTCCCAATCTTCTTTAGTAGATTTTAAAAAAACTAATTTACTTTTAAAAACATCACTGTGAATTTTTTTATAAGTAGAATGATCTAAAAAATTTTGGATGTAGTATAATTTATTTGGTATTTGATATACTAATTTCATGTATGTAAAAAACAATTGATTGCATATCTAGTTCCTTTTTTAATAGGTTCAGTTCCATGAATCCAAATAGGTTCTGCTGGAAATATCATAGCATCTCCTGTTTTAAAAGAATGTTTTACTCGCCCATCAAAAAATCTAAACTCACCTCCTTCATAATCTTCGTTTAAATTTAAAGTACAAGAAGCTCTAAAATCACCTGCTACATCACTATGGTCTTTTATAAATTGACCTTTTTCGTATTTTAAAAGTCGTATGTTACTGGACCTACATATATGTAAACTATTAAAAGTAGGGCAGATATTTTTTTGAATATGTAAAACATAATTAGTTATCATTATGCTTATAAATGTTTTAGCTAATCTTAAAGGTTCTATAAAATTTTTATTTTGTAAGGATAATTCTGTTATATTGATGCATCTAAAATTATCACTTTCTATTTTATTAGTTTTATATTTATAGCTAGTTTCTACAAAAGAATATTTAGCATTATCTTCATAAAAATTTATAAAATATTTACACATATTTTCTGGAACCAGTTTATTAATATGAAATTTTAAATCAGTTATCTTGGAATCAAAATTATCCATGAAAATAAATTGTTATAAAATGTCTTATCTGTGTTTCATTTAAATCAGGTAAAGTAGGAAATCTTTTACGTAAGTTTGAATACGTTATATAATTATTCCACAACATAGGTTCAATTTTCCAAAACCATAGTTTTTTATGTTTAATATTTTTTGCAACTTTTTCAACTGTATCTAAAACAAAATCTTCTGTTCCTTCTTCATAATGATCAAGTAGTAATGTATCACATTCACCAACATATTTTTCAGCGTCTTCATTTATTATTTTTATTTCTTTCATTAACATGGGATTATGTTTATTATGATATTCAATAAGTTCTTTACAATTTTCAATACATGAAATTTTTTTAACTTTATTATTTGAAAGTAACCAATTTTCGCGTAAAGCAAACCCTAACCCTGTACAAATAACATTTCCTTCTGCTAACACATAGTGTGAATATATTTCCATAACTGAATAAAGATAATTTAAATCATGTTTTGACCAACAAACTTTATCTATTTTTAATTCAAATGTATTTTCATTATTTAGTGTTATCTCTAAATTATTAATTTTATCTTCTACGATATGTGGAGATTTAAATTTTAAATTTTTTAAAAATAATTGATTGATATTAATCATCTCAACATCATCCAAGATGTTAAGATATATTTTTCACCTGATAGAGGTGGGTTTCCTCTGTGTAAATATGGAAAAGCAGCAGGCCAAATAACTATTCTACCTGTTTTAGGTTTTACTCTTTTTGAAAAATGTAAAAATTCTGTTTCACCACCTTCTTCAACATCGTTTAAATAAATAGAGAATACAAAAGCTCTAGGTTCGTTTTCAAAACCTTTATTATGTTCTATGTGCCAAACATGATAGCCTTCTGTAGGTAAGGTTTTTTGAATTTTTAAATTAGTAAAGTGAAAAGGCTCTCCATAAGCATCATCTGCTCCTGTATTTTTTATATAATGATTCCAGGCTATATCATAATTAATCATCATTGGTTTTAATTCTTCCCACCATATATTCATATTGTAGGGTCCTGCAAAATATTGTTGATCTTGTTTATGTAATATTGAACTTTTTTCCGAACCTATTCTATTCATAGTTCGATTAAAACTATTTTCGTCTTCATATAATTTAATAGCTTTATTACAGTCTTCTTTAGTAATATAGTTATCGTATACACCAATAAAATTATTTATGTTTACTGTTTTCTCTATCACTTTTTTCTTCCAATTTTTTTGTAAAATCAAAAACTCTATTATTTTCTGTTAGGTTAAAGATTAAACTATATCTATTACTTTCTTCTGGACTCTCATCAAAACCATGTAATATATCAGGTGGAAATATATAATAATCTCCTGGTTCAGGAGTTATTCTTATATTTAATTCTGGTAAAATTAAATCACATCCTTTTGTCAAATATAATATACCATGCCAACAAATATGTCTGTGATAATTTAAACTATCATTTAATTTTATTTCATTTCCCCAGGCATTTATAATTTCATATCTTTCTAAAAAATATTTAAAAATTTGTGGTGAAGTTGTTTGATGAGTATTTATTAAATAAGCTATGAAACCTTTAAAGTTATCATTATCTAAATAATGATTCCAGTCAGTCATTCCTCCTTTTACATTAGTATAATTATTTTTGTTTGGATCTAAATTATTTTTTATATCTAATATAAAATTGTGAACTATATGAGGGTATGGATAGTGACCACATATTATTTCTACAGTTCTTGGATAAGTAACAACTAAGTTAGTTTTAACTTCATTTAATTTATTATTTTTAATTAAATAATTAATCATTACAATAATTTTGCTTTTTCTTTTTGAGAGTCATCTAAAGTTTTATCGTTTTTTTCTAATTTTTTTAAAGTAATATTAGTAGGTTTCCACTCCTCTTTATTTATTTTTTTACCACCTCTGTCTGGTTTAGTTTGAAATATTACTATAAAATTTCCCTCGTATGGTTGTAGTTTTTCTTTCCACCAATCTGGTTCTTTAATAGTGTAATGTGCATTTTTACCATTTGGTAAAATTTGCATAGCAGGATAACAAGTAATAGTTAAAAAAACTTTATTACTATAACTAAATAAATCTTTTAAAACTTCTTCTATTTTATCTTCTTGAATATGTTCCATTACATCAATACAAAGAACTAAATCATACTGACCTGTTGGTTTATTAGAAAATTTAGTAACAGCAGGATCGTATGGAGTAACTGTTACTCCCATAGGAGAACCCGGAACTTTTATATTATTAAATAAAAGAGGATGAAATTTTGCTTTACCACATCCATAATCTAAAATAGTTTTAATATTATTTTCTGAAATTAAATTATAAATTTCATGTTTGTATTCTGCTAATGCTTCTCCAACCCAATTTTCTTGATTGATAGCATGAAATTTAGTTGCTTCTGTTAATGATTCATACATAGTTTTTTTCTTTATATTCTTTATAATGCTTATAACATAATTCACTGAAATTAGTCAAATTTAAAGCTTCTTTAAAAGTATCTACTTTATAAGCATCAATGCCATCATAACCCATTTCTTTTGCTATTTTAAATCTGTAGTGACCGCAATGTATTTCTTTGTCTTTAAAAACAGCAGGAAATATAAGACCATCTTTTTTCATAAATTGTCTAACAGTTTTAAGATGATCTTGATCCCAATCTATTTTATCTTGTAAAGTATCAAAATTTATGTAGGATAGACGTTCGGGAAACCAAATTATTCTCGCTTTCATTATCTTCATAAGTATTATATAACACTTTATATGCTACAAAAATTAAATTTCAAGCCTGGTTTTAACAAGATGATTACAGATTCAGGAGCTGAATCTCAATGGGTAGATGGTGATTTTGTTAGATTTAGATATGGACTACCAGAAAAGATAGGTGGTTGGAATCAATTAACTGCAGGTAGCTTAACCTTACCTGGAGTAGCACGTTCCCAACATAGCTGGACAAGTATTGCAGGTGAAAAATATGCAGCAATAGGAACATCACAAGGATTATTTTTATACTACGGAAATGACTTTTATGACATTTCTCCATTAGCTACAGCCATTACTGGATTTACTTTTACCACTACAAATAATTCTGCGACTGTAACTATTAATAAAACTTCACATGGTTTGACAGCAGGAAGATACTTTACATTTACTTCTGTAACTTTACCTGGATCCGGCACAGGATATGTAGCAGCTGATTTTACAGGCACACCTTACGAAGTAGTAACAGCTAGCACCAACAGTTTTACAATTACAATGGCGTCAGTAGAATCAGGAGCAGGAATTACAGCAGCAGGATCAGCAACGGTTAATCCTTATGAATCGGTTGGTCCTACTTTTCAAACAGCTGGTTACGGTTGGGGCACGGACACTTGGAGCACATCAACATGGGGAACAGAAAGAACAACTAGTGATGTGATTCTAGATCCAGGAATCTGGAGTCTTGATAATTTTGGAGAAGTATTAGTTGCAACTATTGCAGGTGGTAAAACATTTACATGGAATGCAGGTGCATCAAACGCACGAACAATCAGGGCATCTACAACAACCACAAATTTTTCTACGTCAAACAATCCTACGTCATCTAGACTAACACAAGTTTCTGATAGAGATAGACACTTGTTTCATTTTGGAACTGAAACAACAATAGGAGATACATCGACCGTTGATCCTATGTTTATAAGATTTTCAAATCAAGAAGATTTAAATACATACACACCAACATCTATTAACACTGCCGGTAGTTTTAGATTAGACAAAGGAAATAAAATTGTAGGTGCTGTATCTGGTAAAGATTATACTTTGGTTTTAACAGATAGCTCTGCATATGTAATTCAATTTGTTGGTCCACCATTTACTTTTTCTGTAAAACAAGTTGGTACAAACTGTGGATTGATTGGTCAACATGCTTTAAGTTATTCCGACGGTATTGTATTCTGGATGTCAGGTGAGGGTGGATTTTTTGCTTATGATGGTACGGTAAAATCATTACCTTGTTTGGTTGAAGATTTTGTATTTACAACAGATGGTGATAATTTAGGAATTAATTTTAATGCAAGTGATATTGTTCATGCAGAACATAATACATTATACAGTGAAGTAAATTGGTTTTATCCAAAGTCAGGATCAGATCAAATAGATAGAGTTGTTACATATAATTATGCAGAACAAGTTTGGACTACAGGATCTTTAGCAAGAACAAGTTATGTAGATGCAGGTGTATTTGATGTACCGTATGCAACTGAATATGATAAAACTGCAACTCCAAATTTTGGGATTCAAGGTATTACAAATAGATTTGGAGCATCAACTTACTATGCACATGAAGTAGGAACGGACCAAGTAAATTCATCAGGTACTACAGCTATTGCTGCATTTATTAAATCAGGAGATTACGATATATCTGCTAGACGTAGTGCATTAGGAGGCACGACTGGTCTTGCTGATCTTAGAGGTGATGGTGAGTTCTTTATGTCTGTTAAAAGATTTATACCAGACTTTAAGGTTCTTACAGGTAATTCAAAGGTTACGTTATTATTAAACGACTATCCAAATAACACAG